CAGGCCGGCAAGAGACGAGCCCGCGTTGACAAAAACCTGATCGTTAGCCAACACGCCGGGGATGGCGACGGTATCGATCTGCTGTCCGGCCGCCGTCAATGCCGTTGTGGCTATCGTGCAAGACCAGGTTTGCATCACGGCGCCCCTCAGATAAATTTCGGCGGTCTTAGCTATTGAAGTTCCTGCTGACATAAATTGTTTTCCTCCTTCGTCGTTACTCGATTAGAGCAACGCCCCTGTCTCGCCCCTAACCATAAAGGCGTCATTCAATATGATGGCCGCCGTCATCGCTTTCCATGCGGAAGTCGCCCGCTGATTCAACGGGTCGGACGTACCGCCGCTGCCTAACGGCTTGACGAGGTTCTCGAAGCTATGGCCGGTGAGCGGTACGATGCCGTAGGCGTTCATGCCGAAGACCAAGGTGGCGTAAACGTCCTCTTTGCCGCCTGTGCCCTTGTGGCCTGATGCCGTGGTATTGCCGGCGCCAAGAAAGATTTTGCCGAATGTCGTGGTGCAGAAGCGGATATTCTTGTAGGCACCAATCTCGTAGGGCTGCATGACTGATTGCTGTTGCCCGTATTCGTGAATAGCGCGAAACCCGGTGAGTCCTTCCATCGAATACTCAACGTCGGGGTGGGTAATTGCCCAGAACGATTGACGAATTGGCACGGTGCCAACACCCGTTGATGCATTGACCATCTTGTTAAAGAATTTGGCGTTTTGCTGTTTCAACTGACGCTGCAACTTATCGAGAAATATAGTATTTACGAGGCCATCCGTGTTGGTTCGCGTAGAGCCTGTGGCGCCTACGTCATCTTCTGCGCAGAACACGTTGGTCCCTGCGACAAGCACGTCACGCCAAACCTGATCGACTGACTGCGCACCCTGCTCGCCTAGCACTTCGGCCGCTTCGGTCAATACCTGATCCCTGGCAACCCAGGTCACTACGTCCGTAGCCGTAATAAAGTCGCCATATTGTTGAAGTGTCACGGTCACATCGGTCTTGGTCAAATCCTTGCCGAGTGGGGTGACGCCTTCAATTAGCGGCGTGATATTAGTCGAAAGCGCGTTGTAGCGCCTGAAAGTCTGTTTGCGGGTGGAGTTGTTTTTGAGTGGTTTTTGCTGCCCGAATTTGTCATGGAGCAAGTTCGGGAGCGCCCTGACAAGCAAAGTTTTATTGTAAAAACTCTGGGTGTCGTCGTCTAAACTGGTGTAAACGTTCAAGTGAAGCCTCCTGAAAAAGTTTGGTTACTCTTTCAGCGGTCCTCATGGACCACCGGGCTTCACTATTGCGGAAGGCCAATGCTCGCCGATTTAACGGCTACGTCAATAATGCTTGACGCGGGCTCCCCCTGGCGGGGTTACGTACTTAATGTGGTACGCTCACGCTTATATGCATACTACGCCTAGCGATTGCTTGTCAACGATAAATGACTATGTTACATGCCTAGAAAGGACATGAATATGAAAACCTGTAAATACTGTGGGCATAAAGGTAGGCGTCATTACGGCTGGTGTGCAAAAGCAACGCTTTTAGCCGCTCTGTTTCTATCGGCCTGCACGTTGCCGCAAGTGATTTATGTTGACCGGCCGTCTTATCCTGACGCCGCCTTCTGGAATATGCCGGCTTCTCAACCGTGGGTGGTCGATCCGCTGCCTCAGCACGGTTCGAGTATGGGTTTTATGTGTCGAGACGCTATAAATCGTGGTGATTCCGGCGCATCCAGAATTTTTTGCTAATATTTACATTATTTAAGGGGGAGTAGTCCAAAATGAGTGTAATTATTCCCGGCGGCACTGTATTAGCGATGAAACAACCCTACAGATATATAGTAGACGGTAAGGTGATTGAGCGAGCAATATTTAAAAATGGCCGATTTCGTTGTCTATTATGCGGCAAGTGGCACAGGGCAACCCTAAACAACCAACGTCGTTGCCCTAGTCACTAATATTTCGTGTCGCGGTCATATTCGATATCTATTTCGCCGCTGCCAATAGTTATAACCTTGACCCCGCCCGTCCATTTGCGCTGCGTGATTGATTCTGACTCGTAATAAGCGCCGTTTGCCTGGCTCCGATAGAGCAATTCACCGCTCGGGTCCTCTAAACGGTAGGCATCCCCCGCCACCGTGCCCGCCGTACCTAGAATGTGGATCCGTTTGACGGTGATCGGGTCGGTCATCACCACATTACCCACATCTGCCGTCGTCACTGTGATTATATACCTTCCTATTGTTGCCATTTATCCGCTACGCCTCCATTTGCGTTTTTCGTGACTGCCGGTTGCGATAACCACTGGCGGAATATAGCCCGTCACCCAGCCGAACCCCGGCACATTGATAGTAATCACATTAAGTTCGTTTCTTGATCGTGTGCGGATTGCGTTTAGTTGCTGCTCGATTGCCGGCCACAGTTGAGGGTCAAGCGGCACATACGGAGGGGCAAGGGGAACGATAATCCAGCCAAACTCGGGCTCGCTTATTTCCCTAACGTCGACTCTCTCGCGGTCCCTGGCGAGATACTTCGGCACCCAGAGATTAGGCGTAATAGTCGCAATCACGTCGTCGCTAACCCGCCATATCCACGGTATAGAATATGGCTCGACAATCGCCCGGGTATCTATGCTTTGAGGATCGGGAGTGCGGAATTTTAGTGGCTGCAAGATTCCCGGTATGGTTTGCGCTACTACGTCGTCGTTTTTAGCCCATATCCAATCGGCATCAGGCTGATTGACCCCGCGCACGTCGATCTTATCTGCCGCCCGCGCCATGAAATCAGCCACATAATAGGTCGGCGTGACTACGGCCGTATCGAACGCGACAGCATTATCCACCTCGTATTTCTGCCACGGCACGTTTGAGGGTTGATCGATAACGGCCGGGCCCGGGGTCAGATCGCCAAAGACTCGCAGTTTATCTATTCGCCTTCGCTCGCTGGACTTAAAAGAACTTTGCTCCTGATAGAGCGGCGGGATCATCAGCTTGGTAATATCCGCCTCCACCGCGCCTTTCCAATTCCAGGCAAACGATGGTTCCGCCATTACCTCCGGGCCGATGATATCCCCGGCCCTGGAGTGCGTGGCTCTGGCGATACGGCCTAGTGGCGCTGGACGATAGGAGTTTCTAGCTGTGATCCAGGTTGGGCTTTGTGCAGCAACCAAGGCATCATTGATCGAAACCCATGTCGAGTAGGGCGGAATTGGCTCGGACATTACCTCCGGGCCGATAGCATCGCCTCTTCTCGAATGTGTAGCTCGGGCAATTCTCCCGAGTGGTGCGGGACGATAGGAATTACGCTGTACTATCCAGGTAGGCGACCAGGTAGCTACATTAGCGTCGACTAACGACGCCCAGCGCGAGTAAGGAAGCTGGGGTGTGGTGCGCGGGAACGGGGTTTGATTGATTAAATTAGGCACTTGCTTCGAGCCAGGCAGAGAACTTCATCGGCTCGACTACTACCGTATAGTCGCCCCGTTGGGCGGCCGCGGCGTTGTGCTTGCAGTCCTCTTCTGTCTCATGCCACGAAATGACCTCGGTTTTGGGATTACCCGGCCGCGCCACAGCTACAACCCATTCGCAATTAACTACCTCATAGGCGGAGTCTTTATTCGAGTCCCCCGCCTTGAGCGTTTTGGCGTAATACTTAGCATCTATGTCATCTTCGTACGGCCCCGCAATGAGCGCGTGCTGATACAGCCCATCAACCGCATTACTGCGGGTGAGTTTGACAAAGAGCATAGAAACTCCCTTATTCGTTCCAGAACGCGTTACCGTCGATACGGCCGGCGACACTGGCGATGCAACCGACATTGCCCGAGAGCTGCGTAGCGTCCGGTTGAAAGCCCATGCCTAGCGGCACTGCCCAGCGCATCCCGCCACGAGTGTTAAAGCTCATCAGCGTGAATTGGTTGGTCGTAATCGTGGTGCCTTCCGCGCTATACGCCGTACCTGCTGTCAAACCAGTAACCGCGGCAATCTGGACAACCTTTTCAGGCGTTGGCGACGCGCCGGGTGTCCCAGCCGCGCCGTTAGTGCCTACGGCAAACCGGATTTCTGTCTGGCCGTCTGCCGGAGCGATTGTGCCAGCGCCGTACATGCCGACCTCGTAGAGCTCCCATGACTTAGAGGCTGCGCCAATAATCTTTATCGCCGTCTTGAACGCGGTCGATGTCGTAAAGGCGCTGAAGCCTACCCAGAATTTCGGACTCATAACTTTCTTCCTCCTATGCTAACTGAATTGATTGTTTTCGTTTCTGCTCCGGTAATATGAACAACCGATTATCGCCCGTCTCCTGCATGATATTAAACGCTCCGTTATGCTTCTGCCTGATCGGCACCAGATAGCTCTCGTCGGGCAAGTGCGCAATGGACACGTCAAGATCCACATACACCTTATACCCTAATTCGCGCACGGATACGCAGAAATTCGTATCCTCGCCTATAACATCGCTTTGCCAATCGCTACCGCCGACTCTAAAAAACGGTGGTGTCATAGCTTGCAGTACCTTGGTTTTGACTAGCAAAAACCCCGCACCGCACCCGGCAATCTCCAATAGCCCGGATTCTTCCGATAGACCCTCCCAGGTATAAAGCTCCATGCGCCTATTTGGTATGTCGATGCCGTGATAGATAACCGGAGAGAACGGCGGATAGCGGCGGCAATAAAGCGCGCTTACCACATCCACATTATGATCGAGCAACCGCAACAAGGCGTTGTCCTCGAATACATGATCGTCGTCCAGAAACAAAATCCACTCGCCCTCGATGCCGCTGATAAGCTCATTGCGATTATGCGCAGCGTTATAATTCGAGGCCCGCTCCAGGGCCGTGCCTTTTGGCACTTGCAAGCGCTCCAATGAATCGTAGAAACCTTGAAAACGCGGACGATTGGCTTGAATATAGCCCACCGTTCCCCGCGGATGTTTAGAGTCTATTTCTCGCATCTGACCCAGATTTCCGTTCCTTCGACTAACTCTATTTCCCAAGGCGTTTCATCGAGAGCCTTTCTCACACCTTCCCAGGCCGCATCGTGCCCACAGAGAAACGTGGCGTGCTGCCACTTGGCAAGATCAATTTTGACTGACTCATATTCATGGTTGCCGTCTATAAAAACCATATCGGGGGCAATATCGAGATTGACGCTCTGATGGTTCGCTTTAACCGGAATAACTTTGTTGGATTCAATCAGGCCGTTCATGTTTTCTAAAAACCTATCGTATAGTTTTTCCCTCTCCCAGAAAGGCATTGCCACCTCCGGCGGGCCTGCCCAATTATCCACGGCATAGACGACGCCGGGGGTATTATCGGCCAAAGCGCGAGTCGAGCGGCCGAGAAAACTTCCAATCTCTACGATAATGCTATGCTTGGCCGCCTGTTCCGCAAGCCACTTCAGCTCTATCTCGGTCATCCAGCCATCTATCGCTAGCGCTTTCTCAATCATCGCCTATCCTTGCCGTCCTGTAGACACCATTCAAACGCCGCCGCGGGCAGCGGGCGCTGAGTAATCGCCTTGACGTGATCCCACATGCCCCGGCAAATCACCTTCCCGCACCGACAGCATACTTTCTTATAGGTGAAAGTCTCGCCAACGTGCATGCAATACATATCGGCTTCGCATTCCATCTTGCAGCGCTGGCAATAGTCTGTACCGAAGGTGGAAAACGGGTTAGAGGTAGAGGTGGCACCCTGCTTGTACCAAGGGACATTATCCATAGACGCCTCGGCATGCGCGTCCAATCATAGCCGCGCCGCCTTGGGTTTGCGCAAGCATGGCCTGAAATGTCGCTGCGTCGTATGCCGTCGTCGCAGTTTTCACCGATATCGCGCTAAGCATCCAAATCCCACCGGAATCCAGGCTATCAAAAGAAACGGTTTTGGCGCCGGCAGCGCCGGCATCTAGCCAATATTCGTCCTCATCGTTGTAACCGTTATTAGTTCGGGGATTGGAAAGCAGCGTATAGTTTGGACCAGCGGTAGAATCGCCCGCCGCAGTCGTTACGGCAAAGATCGAAGCGTTCGCTGTCGCCGTCGTAATGGTGCCCGTGATCGGGGTTGAGGTGGTGCCAGTTATTGACAGAGAGGCATCCGCCGCGGCCGTCGTATCCAGCCCGGCCACTTCAACAGCTACGCCGGTAGCATAAGCGCTTCCGGACATCGTGACCGTAACCGTCTTATTGCCGCCGCTAGTAAGATTGTTGAGAAGGGCAAGCTGCGTATAGTCAATAGCCGTACCTTGTGCCAGGCTTCCGGCCACTATGGTTGCGCTTTGCCCGCCGACCGTTACGGTGGAAATGGTTGTCGCTGGGCCATTGTCCTCCCAGCAGATTAACACCACGACACCCCGGCCAGCAGTCGTGCCAGTAAGTGTAATATCGAAGGTTGTGCCAGGAGCACAGGAACCAAACGAAGGGCCAACCCCGAGGGTGTTCGACATAATGTCTTTATCCGATCCTAAACGGCTTTGGCCGGCGCTGCGGCGTCTGGCCTATCTTGGCTTGACGCTTAACGTCATTCCAAATACTCCCGCCATCCTCTATATTTGGCGCTTGTTGCCTGGGCTCGGGTTGATCCTCGTTCTTGACGTTGTGAATCTGGGATTCCATTTCACCGGAGGACATTTCGGCGTAAGGCTTGCGCCCGCCATCCACTTCGAGCACTTCAAACTCCACACAAGGAATTTCATCGGAGTTAGAATCATCAGGAGCCATCATGCCGGCGCTTTTAAGAACCGCAGTTACGGTAAGTTTGACTGTTTCGCCAATACTGGTGCGAAAATAGTCCTTAGCCGTTTCTCCGGTCAAACATAGTTTATCGCCTGTCATGCTCTTATCGTATGCCATCTAATCTCCCTACGCGCCGGATCTAAACCTTTCCAATTCTCGCTCGAAGTCCTCTGGGCTCATGGCGTCAATTTCTTCCTTCGTAAGCCTACCGCTCGGCTGCCGGCCGCTGTTCTTGCCCTTGATGCTTGCCGCCTGCTTGGAAGTCTGATTGATATTTTTCATCAACTCATCGCGGGTCTGACTCTTCACGATATCTGAGAAGTTTTTGTATTTGAGAATGAAGCCCAGCGTATAAGCGGCCTCGGCCGGATCTTCCATTTCGCGCAGCATGGAGAATATGCGCGGCCGCTTCTGGATCAGCGGCGCCACATACTCATCTACGAGCTCGTCGTATGCCGGCAATCCATCTTCACCATTGTGCGCATCCCTTGCGGTTTTCTCTGTTGACTCTACCCTACCGTCAAGCTGGCGTTCGGTTAGCTTGGCCTCAAATCCTTTTTCGGCTTCGTTAAGGATATAGCGAGTGTATGAAGCAAGATCCTGAACGTTGTTCGGGATATCGAGGTTTGTATAACGATCAACAGCTCTCTGCTGCTCAACATTGTTTCTGAGAGTGTTACCGTGGCCATTTAGTCCCCCGTATTGCTTGTCGTAGGATTGGCGCTTGGTGCGCTCCACCTTGTATTCGCTTTCAAAATGGTTGGCTTTATTCTTCCAGTACTCACGCGCCTCTATCGGCGACATGCCCTGTGTGGGGTCTCTTAATTCTGGTTGAGGCTTTTCGTCAGGCGGCTCTGCTACCTGATCGAAGTCCTCGCCGGGGCCAACACCAGCGCCTAAGTCCGGCTGATCGGTTACGGTGTCATCAGTGCCGGGGTTCTTGCCGTTCTCCTGCGTCTGGCTTTCCTGTTTTTCTTCCGGTTCTGCCATAAAGACTCCTTATGCTCCTGCTCCATTCCCCTGTCCCGGTGCGCCCTGACTTCCTGCTTGCCCCCTTGACTGTGCCATTGCCTGGGCCTGTGCCATCATTTGCGCCGCCGCTGCCTGCTGCATGACTTCCATCTTGATTGCCTCAACGTCCGCACTTGGGAGGTCGAGGTATTTAAGCGTGGCCATTATCAAGCTAACCGGCACCTGCCCGTACTGCGCCCAAGTCTGGGTAATGTTCGTCAATCTGTCCGCCATTGCCTCACGCGCCGATAGCCCGCCAGCCGATTTGTCTATGATATAATCGTATTCGCCTTTCAAAGCCTTATCGATGATTACCGGCAATTCTACCTTGCGCCGATTGAAGATCGCCGCCATGTTGGAGGTTGCCATGTCTGCTTTATCCGCAACTATTCTTTCGATTCTGGAGGGGGTGAAGATTTGCTGGATCATCGATATCAACTGCATACCGACAATCTTGTCGCCTAGCAGCTGGTTATCAAATAAGTCCTCATTGCCGACTAGCCCGCCCTGTTGTCTTGCTTGAATAGCCTTACCTGAAAGCGCCTTGTAGCCCTCTGATGCTATGCCCTGCACTTCAGCATTGACTAACGAGGTTCCTTTGATCTGATTCTTGGCAAATTCAACTATGTTCACATGGCCGGCACTGAGTGGAGTCGGGTCAATCTGTCTAGGCGGCTCTTCCTGATAATTTATGACAATTCCCGGCACCGAACCGAACTTTTCCAGCACGGTAGAGCTCGCACCGCGGGTAGAATGGTTCAGCCAGCCCGAATTTGCCGAGCGGTTAAGGTGATTTAACGCCTGGGAGATGCCCTTGTTGGCTAGACGCTGCGGATCTTTCAAGTATTGCACGATTCCGTACGGTTCAGCGTTATATTGCAGCCCTACATAGGGCGTGATCGGGAAATAACGGTGCGGGAACGGTGAAATGTCGTCCCGCATCAGTATCCAATTCATTATCGTGGCAACTCTGATGGTTGTCACCTTGCGCCGCATAAACTTTAAGGCCTGCTGCGTCATCGGGTCCATCATCTGATAGTCTTGAACGAACTTTTCATCAGCAGTTGTGACATCGCCAGTGTCCATGTTGACGGCTATCATCACCGGTTCGGTTTTCTTGTACCAATAGTCGAAAATCCTGACCCGCTTAGTGGCCGCATCCAAAAATAGCTTGGAATTTATGAGCTTATCGCCTACCAGGTTGGGCGACATCATGCCCGTATTGTTAGAAAGCCAATCCCCTATCTTGATTTGGTCCTCAAACTCCGGCCAAAGCTCTTTTGCTTCGTCTTCCGTGACCCATTCTCCCTCGGCAACCCACCGTCTGTCAGTACCATCCCATTCATCGGCCATTGGATCGTTGAAGATAGTAAGAGGGTTCCGTCTTTTGAGAATGATATCCCCGTTGACATTTTCGTCGTAGGATATGTCCGTCTTAATATATCCGCGGCCTGTGATATTAACGTCATTGCTCTTGCGTATTCTTTGGTAGTATCCAAGGTTTTCATCATCAACATAAGATAATAGCTCCGTTAATACCTGCGCCGAGTCTACATCGCCACCCTCACGCGGCTTTACCTTGAACGATTCCGCCTTTTGCCGCTCAATGCCGGATAGAATACGAACGATCGGCAACACATCGTTGAACGTGAGCATAGGACGGGCCGGCGGCTGCTTCATAAACGCCACGTCTTGGCTGTCCCACTGGTCATTCTCCACAAACCGATAAGACTCGTCGGCCTGCAAGCGCCACGGCTCCGTCACTTTCCAGCACGCGTCAACGTCGAGCTTGATTTTGCCTATAAAATCGGTCAGGTCCTTCTTGGCATCGGCCGCCGCGGCGTTCTGCTCGGCTGCGCCATTGCCGGAAAACTTGCGGTTGCTTTGCAAAGAGGCTAGTTGGCTTGGGTTGTTATAAAGGGGGATGGCTGTACCCTCCTGCGCTGCTTCACCGCTCTATTGCGGGTGTTTTGGCACGGTTTGCAGTAAGTAACATGACCGTTAAGGTCTCTGCGAGTTATATGAAACTCATATTTTGGCTTGGCCGTCTGGCAGTCTGGACAGAATTTTTGCCCTTGGGGGAGATTAAAAAGTTTGTCGCGTAATTCAGACTTTGAATGAGCTAGATTGCAAGTAAAACAAATGATTCCAAGTCTGCCATCATCGTAGTGCTGAATAGTCGCCAGTCCTGTCCTGCGTCGCCCGTCAGAATAGAGCACCATCAGGTTAAAACAGTGTGGACATTGGCCTGTTGCTATAGCACCATCCCATAGAGAAGCTACCTCATCCCAGGTGGTTAGGCGTTCAGGATATTTACGGTGGCAGTAATCAAGAATTTTCATCACTCGATAACAACGCCGACAATATGACGTTGTAGCGCTATGGCGCTTCTCGCCGTCTCTCTCACATCCTCGCCGACCACACTTCAAGCTACTTCACCCCCTTTATCATCCCGATCCCAAACGGGCCGTCGTTGTCGTAGCCATGCTCGCCCTGATCGGTGACGGTGAACTTATTCGAATTGGCCTTTGGCGCTGCTTTTGGCATTGACTCGTCTATTGGTTCTACCGGCTCTTCCTGCGGTTCTTTCTCTTCTTTCATAGGTGGACCCCCTAACAAAATACGATACTTTCTATCGTTAATGACTTCCCGTATTGCACACATTACTAATAATACCAAACCCAAGCCGCTACATGCGCGTTGAATTTACCATTAACCAGTTGCGCGTAGTAGTAAAGAACGATGCTGTCCTTGGCTCCTAGCTCCATGAAATCGCCATCGTAAAAATCATTCATAACCTGATGAGGACCATTAGGATTTCCGTATCGGTCCCAGCAAAACGCATTGATTACGTCACCATCTGATTTGCGAAGTAACTGTCCGTAAAGATCAGCGCATGCGTCCAAGTCCAGCCCGATCCATATCAAGCTCTTACGAATATAAATTATGCGTCCTTCGGGATTCGCCCATTCAACTTTGTGCTGGATACCGTCAATCGGGAATGGCCCGGTGTTGAATATCGGCTTACCAGTTAGCTTCACTTCTTAACTTTCATTGGCGCTTTCCCAGCCATAATAATCCCAAACAGACCGCGCTGCTTTGTGGTGATAGGCTTGCCGCGCACCGTGCCGTCATCCATCATTTTCTTAGCCTTGTCTTGAGTCGGTAGGCTCTTTTTCTTTTGTATCGGTAGCCCCATTATTGTCCCTCCTGTATCTCATCGCATAATCTGGCCGCAATCTGTTCCTTAACATCCGGCAATCCGTGACACTCCTCGCATATAGCGGTAATCTTCCACGGCGTAACAGCGTCGGCGGTCTTCCACGGTAGGAAATAATGACAGGGCGCATCTTTATCGCAGAGATAGCACGGCATTCTAAATAAAGCGACGATATAAGGAACGCGCCGGCGCTGCTCGTTGGTTAGCTCCTGCTCCCCGTTGACCTGGGCCTCGGCCGCGGGCTTCTTGCCCTCGATGACATCGAGATAGTCTGTTACAGCTTGGCCTAGTGGGTCTGGCTCTTCTTTCATGCGCACATACCAAACCCTAACTGCGCCGACCGGCGCCTTGCCATCTTTATATATTCAAGTTTTACGTCAACGCCGATGCTAATGCGGCCGAGGTCTTGCGCGACTTGTACCACGGTGCCGCTGCCGCAAAACGGGTCAAGCACTCGACACCCGACACTCGACACTTCTTTGTGCTTGCATCTCGGTTGCCAGCCGAGGGTTTTAACCTCATAACTTCCGTGATCTTGACCAAATTCCACACGATGGTCGTTTATATCTCGCAATGTCCCGCGCTTAGCCGATTTCCCGTCACTAATTAAAGTCTTATCCGTCACCCGCTCCCACGGCGCCCCGCACTCCACACACGCGCCCCGCTCGCTTGTGCCCGCCAGGATGCACCGCTTGGCTATCTCCTCGGGGAATGTGGCGAAGTGCGCGTCCGGGTAGGGCTGCGTTGCTATCTCCCAGACGGTGCGGATGTTACGGCCATTAGGGTGCGCGTGTCCGCCGTCATGCTTGTGCGCACCGGCGTAATTCATCATTCCACCACTCGGCCAAGTTGCTCCCGGTGCTGTGCGCTCGGCGTATTCATCCCAAGACATTTCATTGCCCGTAGTTTCCCTTACCGCGTCCTGGTCGAAATAGTATCTCTCTCTCTTAGTCAGCAGAAAAATATATTCATGCGCCTTGGTCGGGCGATCGGTCACGCTCTCCGGCATCGGGTTTGGCTTGGACCAAATAATATCGCTCCGCAGATACCAGCCCGCCGCTTGCAGGGCAAAGGCGACCCGCCAGGGGATGCCTACGAGGTCTTTGGGCTTGAGGCCCGCAAGATAAGGTTTATGCCCCGGCCAATCACCACGCTTACCTTCGCAATACGCGTCACCGATTAGGCTTGAATGCTGGTTGAATTGCGTTGAGCTATTGTAGCTATCCCCCAGATTAACCCAGCAAGTCCCATCGTCGCGCAGCACCCGCCACACCTCGGCAAACACCGCCACGATCTTTGCTACGTAGGCTTCGGGCGTGGGCTCTAAGCCTATCTGTCCAACCTGCCCATAATCCCTAAGCCCCCAATACGGCGGCGAGGTGACTACGCATTGCACGCTATTGCTTGCCAGCGGTAAACTCATCGCGTCGCCTTGGATTATCATTGATGCCTTACCTTGCTCCGGTAATTATCGGCCTGCCGCTTCTGACACTCAACGCCTAGCACTCTACCCTCTCTGGCCGGCTCATTGCCGCAATGATCACACAGCTTGAGCTTGCGCCTAAGGCGTGTGCGCTCACGGCAATACAGCCTCTGATATTCGGTCATCATGGCTTCGTCTTATGCCGTTCCCTATACGCCTTCTGGCGCTCAGCCGCGGTCATAGGAAAACAACGGCAAGTAGGGCAATGGCGCTGTTTCATGGTTGCAGCTTCGTTAATCGCCTTGGCTATCTCTGTCACCACATGCAACTCGGCATCCTTAAACACATGAGGTTCGCTTAGCATGTGCTTCTGTCCGCATAGTCTGCATTTAGGTGCTTCCATGCCTGTAACGTAACATAACGCAACAACATGGTCAAGTAACGTAACATAACGTCACATAACGTCACATACTCATCGCACTAGGCGGCAACCTGTGCGGCATATCGTCCTGCACCTGCACGTCCCAATGACTCTTGGCCATCGTCCTAAACGCATCCGCCCCATGTGAGGCCCAATCGTGGAACGGCCTAGCCCGAAACTCTTTACGATCCTCGTCCCATTCCTTGTGATATGACGCTAGCGCGTCTAGTCCTTTCGCGCACTTGCCGGCGTCAAACCAGCACTGACTAAACAGTCTACGTGCCGAGTCGATGCCATCGTCAATCTCGCCACGTGGGACGATATCAATCGGCCGTATGCCTAGCCGCTGCCCGGTTGCCCTGCGGTCCTCGCCTTCAGTGCCGCTGAAGTCTCTATTGCGCCCGTCATGCGGCCAGAAGTGTCGATAATACGTGTATGGCTTCTCATGGAGTATCTTGGCGTAATGACCCACCTGTTGCCCATGGTTCTCGTAATAATCAATGAAGAGCATAAGATGCTTGTAGCGCTGTCCAAACCAGATAGCTGTACTGTCACCTACCCCTATGTCCCAGAACGTGAAGACGGGCTCATTAACGCGCCAGGGAACACGGGTAATACGGCCTGCGCCACGGGCCGCCCGTAACTGCTCGCTGTAGTAACTGCCCTCAAGGTAACCTTCAAAACTGCAATAATATTCTTGCTGTAGGAATGTCTCAGCGTCGTTTTCCGACTTGCCCTGGGCTATCAGGCGCCGGCGCTCCGACTCTATCTGTTCGCGCGTTATAACCGGCTTGCCTGTATCGTCCTTGGTGTCGTCCACCGTGAACTTGGAGCAATACCAATCCTTGTCCTGCAACGCCATGCGGTAGAGCCCCTCGGCATGGTTGTGGCCCCGTGGAGTAAAGTTAAACAGCGCCCAGCCCCCGTTCTGGAGCAGGATAGGGCTAAGTACATCCCAGGCTAGCGGGTCCTGCAAGCTATACTCAGAGAACACGCACCCCACCGGGTTAGTGCCCCTGATGCTGTCAATGTTATCGGTGCCGATAATTTGATAGGCGCTGCCGTTGGTCAACTCTACGCGCAGCTCCGTCTCATTCTTGCGCGCTACTATGCCAGCCGGCTGCTTGGAGCTAAACCCTGGGAAGTGGTCCATGACTCTAAACCCATTGCTATCAACCCCGTCCCACATAACCTTTTTGCCCTGGCTGTAAGTTGGAAATAGATGGAAAAACGTGCCCTTACGTCCGTTATTTTCTGGAAACATTCGTGAAACTATGAAATTCAAGTCGGTCTTGTCCTTGCCGCTACGGCGTCAACGATGCCAGACCTTAACGGCACGCTTTTTCCCATCACTCATCGCTATCCAAAATGGCAGTTGATAGTCCCTCGGTATGTAATTGTGTGGGATTCGTATTATCTGTTGGTCTGGCATCAATGACCCCCTTTTCCACGAAGGGCACGCCTGCGCCTGACCTCTTTGGCCATGTTGCAGTTAGCGCACAGCACCTGATAACCGGGTGGAAAGCCTAGCTTGCTCAACGCCTCATAGGTCCGTGAGCCGCTACCATTACCCCTGCCGGATATCTTCAGGCGCTTACGGTCTAAAGCGCCGTCATCGTTAATGTGATCCAGGCACAAAGCGTCAAGGTCGCTATGCCCGCACCATGCGCACTTGGACGTACCGTCCGAGTAATACGCAATCGCCCTGGCCTTCAATGCGTCCCTATACTTCCATTTCGACTTGTTGTAACTGGCGCGGTTGTTTCGCGTCCACTCACGAAACCATATCCGCCGTTTAGCCAAATACTCAGGGTGATTGGCCTTGAACTTCCGATCATATTCACGCTGGCTTAGTCTGGTTTCTTCGCCCACGCTGGAACCTCAATTAGTGTCTTTTCATCAGGGTTAACCAGTACTGGCCCCTCGGCAGATAGTTGTGCGGGATTCTGATTATTTGTGAACTGGATGAATTGGTGGATGATTGCGGTTGGTTGGATTGTGCCATTGCGGTCATCCGGTAATAGCTTGTCTATGGCATGGCAGAGGACACGGTCACCATACTTATCCAATGCTCGCTTGATGTATTGGTTGGCCAGCTTGGTCGCATTGGCCTCGATAACCATCTTGACGAGCTGTGACGCTGCCATCTGGCCCTTACGTGGCCTACCTGCACCTTCACGCTTGCCGCCTGGCGCTGCCTTGTTCCCTGGTTCGAATAATTGACTTGGCACAAATCGTTGATACTCCGATGAAATAAATTATTTTTAAATTATTATTTATTCCCTATTGACAACGTAACCCGCTTAAGGTGATAAGATATTATCAACTCTGCAAGCATGAAAACAAACAAAGGAGAACAAATCCATGACAGCCAAGCAAGCCAATGAGCTGATAGACAAAAAAATCACGGTACGTCACAAAATATCTGGAGAACTATTTACAGTCACACTGGTAAAACGACTAAATGGCATAATATACGAACAGGACAACGGGGAATATTTCATAATTACCCCAGTAGAATTAGTCACAAAAACCTTACCAATCTGGGAAATGTTAGATTGAAAGCAAACATTAACGGGCGCAACACAAGAGGGGGAAACATGAAATCTAAAAGAACCTATTACGGCTATCAACTTTGCATGCCTTATTATCCCGGCGAAATGGACTACGTTGGCACGCATAAACCCGGCAATGCTACTCAGGTCAAATGCCGCGCATATAACACTGATGAAGCACGGGAGATTCTTAATCAAATGTGGGCGGATACCTGCGAACAGGCGATGAAAGACAATGAATAATTCAATTAAGAAATACCTCGCCAAGATTGGCGCCAAAGGTGGTAAGCAGTCCAAGCGGGCCCTTACCGCCGACCAGGCGCGGGCTATGGTTAAGGCTAGGGAAGCTAAGAAGCTCAAGAAATCCTCCGATTTATAAACAACCCTTGGCGCTCCCGCGTCCATCCCTCAAACAATCCTGCTGTACACCTATAGCACCATTCGAACTCATTAGGGCAGGCCCGTTTGTCCTTATAGCCCCCAAACTTCACATGGCATTGGGGGCATTCATGGATATGGGTGGCACCCGACGCATTCATCGGTCCCGCCATTACTTGACGGCCCAATGTCGTCTCGTGCCCCCATTCCGTAAGCGTATAATCCGACCTCATTTTGTTTTAGCCGGCGTCTCTGTCTTCGATGGGGGTCCAAGCTTCACCTTCAGTTCGTTCTCTTCCTGTAGCAACTGTTGAAAGCGAAGCTTGGCGCCTTCCCCCATTTCCCTCGCACGCTCGAAGCGCTCATTTTGAATCTGCTTCTCAAGTTCGATTTGCCGCAGCCGCTCGCCTGGGCCTACTTCCTGCCCTGATGCTTCGGTGAATAGAATAGCGAGAAGAACTGCTGCGATTGTGGTTACTTTCATTACTTAGGTCCGGCATCTTGCCGATGAGACTTGGCCGCCATCCATGCCAGCTGCGGCGTAGTGGCGTGCGTAGTCACATTGTCAAACGTGCACGTCCAATCATTTGCGTTGCCGCTCATGTCGACGCGATGGCCCTTCTTCCGCCACTCGGCCATTTCCTCGACCATTTTTTCGTAGGTCATTTCGCTTTAAGGCGGAGCTGCATGGCCTTTAACTTCTCGATCTTCGCCACCTGGTCCTCGATTGACTGCATGATAACCGCCTCTTCCGCCTCCGTCTTTGGCGGATCGGCAAAGATCAATTCGGTCTGGAGCTTCTCTATCTGCGCCTCTGCCCTCGATATCATTTCGGCCCAATGGTCCTCCTTTGCCGGCATAGTATTATTTCTCATTTTGCTATTATTTATTGCCCTATTGCGAACAACCCTAGATGACACAGCCATAGTGTCAATCCTCCTAAATATTCCTAAAACAAGTCCTATCACACTATTGGATAAATGAGCAATGTTTATTTGCCGCGTTAGCGGCGCGCCTTACCCCATTTTCTTGATCTCGGCCCAGGCAAAGAGAGGTGTCTATTCAAATTGCCCGGTTCGCCCCCTCTTGCCTTGGCGTCCTTTATGGCTTCCAATGCCCTTTTCCTAACCTTGCCGGGACTCCAGTTGAAATATTCACAGATAGAGATAAAGCCAAGGATGGTATCATTGTCCGACATGAGCCAATCGTACGCCTCGCCAATAGGGTCCAGCGGCCCCGGCTCCTTGACCTTGTATTGTCGCCGGCCGATATACCTGTTGACGATGGCTTTAGGCGGCTTTTTAAGCGTTTCTACCGCATCCATCAGGAGCGCCAAGAACAGCTTTTGATACGGGTTTAGCTCTTTGGGGGGCTCAGGGCTGTCTAAATCGATTATTACTACAAAGTCATGGTAGTCCATGACAAAACGCTCGCTTCTATGCTGGCATGTCCCTACAATACCCTCTCATCCTTCCACAATTGCCTTTCTAGCTATGGTTCTCTCGCCGTGGCACTCCTTGCACACAGTTTCCAAATAACCCGGGTCTACGAGCAAATGGCGATAAATATAATCAAGCATCTTTTCCCACTCGATACCGTTAAGGTGGTCAATCTCGACCTTGACTACCCGCCCCTTGGCCTTGCTTTGCTTCACACCGCAAGCCTGACAAGTGTATTTGTCCCGCTTGAGAGCCGCCTGCCGCTCCCGGCTACGAAGCCATAACTGGCGCAGCGCTGAGCGCACCTGCGACCGCGGGGTTGTGGGTTTACGGTTCATTTATCCGCCAGACGAGCCAGCTCGGCATTGCATTTGGCAATTTCGGCGCGGAGTTCTTCTATATGCTCGGGAATACTCTTGCCCGTATATTCCGTGACTCCCAACGCCCGCCACGAACGCGCACAGCAACAATCTTTGCAGTGAACTATCCGCTTGGCCATCTCTTCGTGGTCGGTCATCCTTCCTCCCCAACTTCTCTTTCGCGCTTGTTACTTCGCGCGTCTAGCTTTTCACTCTCGGCAATCATCTCAGCCAACGCCTTTATCCCAGCCGGCTTGTTACGGTAATCCCTTTCCATCTCGGATACGGTCCAAGATAGCCCCGAATTGACCCAGACTTTCTTTTTTGTGCTGCTCTGATTCGGCTTGCGCGTTGCTCCCATTTATTCTCCCTTCATGCTGTTCCAGAGCTTTATCAAGGTAAGGCCACCAATGATTACTAACGGCCTTGGCGTGAGGATAAAAATCTTTCAACGTCGCCACTATGGTTTCAACTGAATAGGTACGTTCTGCACCCTTTATCCAGCCAGCGATACGTTGAAACTTTTGCCGATCCACTTGGTAGATTTTATCGGCCCATTCTTTTATCTCTGGATTTAATAGTTTCATAAGATAGACACACCCTTACCTAAGACCCATCCCCTTCTGAATCCCCCGCTCGATCCGAATCTTAATAAGTTCAGAAACAAGCAAAAAATTTGATTCAAGGCTGGCGCAATCACATTGAGCGGGATTTCGGACTACCAGCTTCGCGCTCGCGTTGCCCTGTCGGAATCCTGGAGTCGTTATGTCCAGCTAGGAATTACGGCTTCGCCAACCTAGATGTAGGTCACAGGGGGCGCTCTATCCGCTCACGTTTTGGGCAACCAATTTAACGCCTGGTTTGCCGCGAAGGCGTGACAACTCCCGTCCGAGCCATCATGCGCCCGGTCCACGTCGATTGCCTTTCTCTTACACTTCATTAGGTTATTTACTCACAAACTGTCAACAATTATTAAATTTTATTGCGTTTTCTCTTTGCACAACTCTTGCTTAGGTTTGCCGTTAGCCTGGGCTGACTATCCAATGAGGGGCGCCGCACCGCCGTAAATGCGACGGGTACGTGGTGAGCGCCTGCTCATTTTGATTTACCTCGCCAGTTTTTTAATCTCGCTCATCAGGTCGTATAGCTCGCGCATCAACAAAAACGCTTTCTTCCCCTTGTCTAACTGACTCCAATAATGATGTGAGAATTGCACTGGATCGTCGGGCTTTTCCTGTTTGGAGAAGCGCAGCAAGTGAAAGCCACCCTCGATGGTATTGCCCGCCTCTTCGTCCAATATCCCGTAGGCGGCCAGTTGGAGCAGATATTCGGGATAAATCGCGTTAGAAGTTTTCCAGTCCCCCAAACTGCGCTTGCCATCAATCAAGATTGCATCGCGGGTGCCGCCAAAGAGATACTTCTTCGACGTTAATTGCACTTCCGTTTCGGATATCTCAAATTTGGACTGCTTTGCCCATTGCAGAAACGCTTCAAAGGCGGGTTTGGCCCTTACCACCACCTCGGGGGGATACCGGCTGGAATCAAAAGCATTGCCCTTTATATGGCATTCCATCATGTCATGGGCGCAGGTGCCGGCATCGGCCGCGGTGTCGCGCTTGGTGCTGTAGTCCCAGGTGCTTAGCGGAGTCTCTAAAAAGTCCACGGCTTCCTCAACGCG